GACCAGGTCAACGGCACGACTACGCTATCGACGAACACTGCGGACCAGAACAAGCCTCTTGCGGTTGCGATGGCGGCTTGCGTCTCCGGCTATTACGGCTGGTATCAGATCGCGGGTGCGGCGGTCGTCAAGAAAGTGGCATCGGCTTATACGGCCGGGACCGTGCTCTATCTGTCTGCCACCACGGGCCGGGTGACCGGTGTCGTGGCGTCGGGCAAGCTGGTGCAGAACCTCTATGTACTCAATGCGGCGACCGCTGTTACTTCGAACGTGACAGTGGCGATCAACCGGCCGTTTGCACAGTCGTTCACCTAAGCGCGCATTGGAGGCGGCGTCTGCAGGCGTCGCCTCCTTCTCTTTTCCCCGCAATTGAGGATGACTTATGAATCGTAGCGTTAACGCTGCAGACTTTGGCTTGAGTGAAGAAGCCGTGGCGAATATGCCGACCGAAATAGCGGTCGAGATGACTGAGAAGCAGCTTATTGAAATGCTCAACGGGGCGCCTGATCCTCATGAGTTGAAGCCCTGCGAGCCGGTCGACACTGCGACGCTGGATATTCAAATTCGCTGCAACGTGACGGATGAGACATTCCTACAGAATGTCCGCATCAACGGCGTGCGAATGGATGTGCCTTGGCTGTCGGTTGTGCCTGAGCACCTCGAGCATGCGGTGATGGTCGGCGGCGGTCCGTCCCTGGAAATTTCACTTCATGAGGTGGCCGCCCGCGCGCATCTCGGTCAAACAATCGTCGGGCTGAACGGCGCCGCAAAATATCTCAAGGATCGGCATATACGCGTCGATATGCAGGTGATCATTGATTGCCGGCCGGACTGTATCAAATTCGTCAAGCCTCTGGCGGCGAGCCGGTACCTGCTATCGTCGGGTTGCGATCCTTCGCTGTTCGATTTCCTGGTCGAGCATGGCGCCGATGTCACGATGTTTCATATGGCGCATGAAGGGATATCTGAGGCCCTTCCGAAAGGTCGCCACGTCGTCATGGTCGGCGGTCACTATACGGTAGGCCTAGTCGCGATGGCTGCGATGACCGTGCTCGGCTTCAGGACCATGCAGCTCTATGGCTATGACTCATCGATGAGCGATGACGGCCGTGCGCATGTCTACCAACAGAGCGAGACGCCGGAAGAGGCCGATCGGATCAAGATCATCTGCGCGGGCCGCGAGTTCCTGACCTCTTGGACCATGTTCAAGCAGGCTGAGATGTTTCCGAAGTTTGCGGCAAACCTGACTAGCTTTGGTTGCACGCTGGTTGTGCATGGCGAAGGGCTTCTTCCGACGGTGGCGCGCGAGCTCGCGACGCCAGAAGGTGGGCCAAGCGACGCCTGCTATAATATGACGAACGGGCCGGCCTCGTTCGATTTCATCACATGGCTGGTCAATGCCGAAATGGATCGTAAGCGCCGCGGTGCGCCCGCTCCGCTGCGGGTGGCCTTCGTTCCTGGTCCGGAGGAAGGCTTCCGTCCCGCCGACGTGCAGAACGTGCCTGAGAAGGTACAGATCCTAGAGAACGTCATGCGGCCGGCGCTGGAACTGTTCGGCGCTGTCGAGGCCGAAGATGCGGTCAATGGCCGCCAGTTCCATTACTGGTACCGGCCGATCACTGATGCTTCTAGGATCGGAGAGGAAGTCCCGCGCTGCAAGCCTCCGGTCGAGAGCGTGCTCGACGTCAAGGGTTGGATGATCAAGCAGGGAATTTTTGAGAAAGACGCACTCGTCATCACGCTGCGTGAGACACGATACACGCAGGAACGTAATTCGAACTTGGTTGCGTGGACGAAATTCGCTAAGAAACGTCAAGATGAAGGGTTCCGTGTCATATTCGTCCGCGACACGCTGAAAGCCGACGAGCGGCTGGATAATTTCCTGATCTATCCCCTGGCTGCGCGTGATCTGCACATCAGAACGGCGCTCTATTCGCTTGCAAAGTGCAATCTGACGATTGCGACGGGTGCGGCGGAGCTTCTGCAGTTCTCGGATTATCCGTTCATCGAGTTCAAGCCGCCATCGATCGACCCGATGAGGCCGATCTCGTTTGCCATCTCATGGTGGCAGCGGTTTGGCGGAATTACTCCCCCGGAATCATTCCCTTGGTTGGGAAAACATCAGTTGACTGTGTGGCAGCGCGACACGGTCGAAAACATCGAAGCCGCCTGGTTGCGCTGGCGCGCGGCAAACTGAAGGGACGACTTACATGGCACTCAATAATCCGGATCGTTTGGTCAATGCTGGCTTGGCGGCTGAAACTGTGCTTGCGCTGCAGGATCAATTGACGCAATTGGGCAACGCAACCCCGCCGAGCGCTGGCGGCCAATCGCTCAATACGTCAGGAAATTGTTTCGAAACGTATCCGGCTACGGTGGTCGGCAACGGCGCAGATACGACCGAAGATACGCTGGCGACTTATTCGCTGCCGGCGAACGCCTTGGACAAGGCTAACCGCGGCATCTTCATCTATGCATGGGGAACCTACGCCAACAATACCAACACCAAGGCCGCTAATCTCTATTTCGGCTCCGAGAAGATCACCGCGGCGACCGGCAACAACACCAACTGGGCGCTGGAGATGACCGTCGGCAAGGTGGCGGCCAACAGCCAGGTGATGAGCATGCAGAATATCACGGGATCAACCCATGGCGGCGTCAACAATACAACCGGCGCCGAGACCGACACGGCTGCGATCGTGATCAAGGTGACCGGTCAGAACTCCACCAGCGCGACGGCGAACAGCATCGTTCTGAAGGGCATGTACGTGACGTTCAACAACTGATGTGACCATTCGCGCCGACCTCGAGGCCGCCATGGACAAGAAGCCGAAGATGACCAAGCGTCAGGCCGGCTATGGCGGCGGCATGAAGTCGGTGCATTGCGCGCTGTGTCGGCATTTTCAGGCGCCGGATGCCTGCGAGATCGTTGAAGGCGAGATTAACCCGCAGGCGTGGTGCCGATATTTCGAACCGAAGAAAAAGGACTGACGAATGAGCGAGTTACGGCAAGGATCTTACACGCGCACTGAGGGCCGACAGGCCGGGGGAACCTACCCGCGGTTCTTCACGGATTCGGTGAAGGACCATCTCGCGTCTGCCCAGGAAGGCCGCGACATCTTCAAGGCCGAGGAGCGCGTCGAGATCATCATGCCCGGCATCTCGCAGATCACTAAGCCGGTGTTCAAGGTGACCCAGGAGCATACCGAACGCTGGCCTGACGAATATAAGAAGTTCAAGGCCGGGCAGGAAATGTCGGTCGACGGCATCCCGCTTGAACAATGGCCAATCCTGAAGCGCGAGCAGGTGCTCGAGCTGAAGTATCTTGGCTTCCTGACGGTCGAACAGATCGCCGAGATGAGCGAGCATGCCATTCAGCGGATACCGATGCTAGGCCGCCGGCTCAAAGACCTCGCTATCGCCTATCTCGATGATGAGCAGGCGGGGGCGCTGTTGGCCCGCACCACGGCGGAAAAAGACATGATGTCGGGCGTCATTGCCGAGCAGAATGAGAAGATCGCCAATCTATCGCAGATGTGCGAACGGCTCGGCTCGCAACTGCTGACCCTGCAGAACGCTCCATCTCCGATCGCGACCTATACGCCAAGCCTAGGCGATCCCGTGGAGCAGGCGAGGCAGATGCAGGCGTTACCGCAGCCAGCGGCGCAGTCGAGTTTGGCGGACCTCCCGGCGCCCCGCAGGCGTGGACGGCCGCCGAATGCGGAGAAGGTGGCATGAGCGACTCACTCGCTGACACAATCCCGATTCCTCGTGGCCCACGCAAGGTTGCAGATAACTCCGACGACATGGTCGCGATAGCCACCATGCTCAAGGCTATGGAGGGCATGCAGGCTCAATCGCAGCAGCTGACCGATCTCTTGCTCGACCTCACCAAGCGGGTCGGGCTGCTGGAGCGAGCCAACAAGACGAAGTTGATCTCTGTGAGGAGCTGAGAATGGAAGATCTGGATTTCGAGGAATTGTCGGTGATCATCAAGCATTATTCCAAGCAGTGGGGGATCGGCGGGGGGATTTCTCCAAGTGCAATCGATCGGATCGCGCTTGCCGCGGCTGCGTATCAAAACAAGCTTCGCGCTATCCGCGCCGAGATGGAGAAGGCCGCGTAATGCCCTGGTCCGGTAAGTCCTTCAAGGCGAAGCACAATCACAGTCTCTCACCAAAACAGGCCAACAAGGCTGCCAAGCAGGCGACTGCCATCATCAATTCTGGTGGCGACGAAGGCGTGGCGATCGCGACCGCGAACAAGCACGCGAAAGACTTGACCAAGCGGCTCGGGTCCAAGGACAAGAAGTGAGCCTCCTCTCGATCTGCCAGATCGTCGCAAGCCAGATCCCGACCGCAGCACCGTCGGCGATCATCGGCAATTCCGACGAAACCGCGCAACTATTGCTCGGGTTGGCGCAGGACGCCGGCGAGGAGTTATCCCGCAAGCCTGACTTCGGCTGGGTCGATCAGGTCCGGGAATACGACTTCACGACTTCTTCGGTAGCGCAGCAGGCGGGCACGATCGCCAATTCCGGGCCCGGTGGGGTTGCGGTGATCTCGGGCCTGACGCTTGGCACGCCGGCCAATCCGGTGACCTCAAGCGGCTGGTATGCGTTCGGTACCGGTGTTCCGAACAATTCGCTGATTACCGCGGTGACCAAGGCTGATCCTAATTCGACCGTGACTCTATCGCTAGCCGCTACGCAGACCGGCGCGGGACAGTTCCTGCTCGGCCAGAGCGACTATACGCTGCCCTCGGACTACAAGACGCCGGTCGACAACACGTTCTGGGACCGCTCCCGGTTCTGGTCGATGCGGGGGCCGTTATCGCCGCAGCAGTGGCAGCTTTACAAATCGTCGGTAATCGGCCGGGCTTCGATCCAGCGCCGGTTTCGGTTTCGGCGATCCCCGACGGGAACTGTGGTTCTATCGATCGATCCGGTACCGACCGACAACGGCTCGCAGCTCGTTTTTGAGTACGTCTCAACGGGTTGGTGTGTCTCTCAGGCCGGTGCTTTCCAATCCTCTTGGCAGGCCGATACCGACACGGGCGTGATTGACGAGTACCTGATCCGGCTGGGCCTGAAATGGCGTGTCCTTCGACGCAAGGGCATGAGCTATTCGGAAGAACTCGACGAATACGAGCGCGAGGTATCCAAGGCGATGTCGAAGGATGGCGGCGCGGCGATCTTGAATTTGACGCCGAACGATCATTTATCGCTAATTGGGCCCTTCAACCTTCCTGAGACGAATTTCGGCGGCGTGTTGGGCACGTAGGAGATGCCCCGCCGTCTTTCCCGCCAAGAGCGCACCAAACTAGCCGCAACGCCGGTCGTCGTCGCTCCTCCCTCGGTTGGCGCTCCAATCAAGGGCTGGAACACCCGCGATGCGCTGACCGCGATGGATCCGCTTGATGCGGTTCAGCTCGATAATTGGTACCCGGACGCGAGCGGCGTAAACCTGCGCAGCGGCTATGTGTCATATGCGACGGGGCTAGGCGGGACCGTTAAGACGCTGGCCGAATACAATGCTGGAACGACGCGGAAGTTTCTGGCGGCTGCCGGAGGCTCAATCTTTGACGTATCGTCGAGTGGAGCTGTTGGTGCGGCACTCGGGACCGGGTTCACGTCCGATGCCTGGCAGACTGAGCAGTTTCTATCAAAGCTGTTCTTCGCCAACGGCGCGGACACCATGCAGACGTTCGACGGCACGACGCTAGCGAACTCGACCTTTACGGGCGTCACGCTGTCGACGCTGATAGGCGTCAAGCAGTATCAGCAGCGGTTGTTCTTCTGGCCAGCCAATTCGACGGGGTTCTACTATGCGCCGCTGAACGCGATTACGGGCGCGCTGAACTTCTATGATCTGTCAGCCTTCACGCCGGCGGGTGGCAATCTGGTCGCAACAACGACCTATAGCCATGACGGCGGCAACGGCGTGCTCGATTTCATCGTCTTCGTCATGTCGAGCGGATGGGCTCTGATCTATTTCGGCAATGATCCGGCGACAGGCTTGAATTGGCAATTGGTCGGACGCTATCGAATCGCTGCACCGGTCAATATTCGGTCGGTCTGCAACTACGGGGGTGAGGCGTTTGTCACAACATACGACGATCACGTTGCGCTATCCGCTGAGCTTGAAGCTCTCAAAGAAGGAAGACTTGCTCCCAGGTCGAAAATTTCTACAGCCGTACAAGCAGCCGTCGCGGCTAATGCTTCGGCTTTCGGATGGCAGGCGCTTTACTATACCAAAGGTCGCCGACTGATCTTCAACATCCCGAACCCGAACGGGACGTTTTACCAGCATGTGCAGAACACGGCCATTTCCTACGTCGACCCGCTGACGGGCAGGGTCGTCTCGCCCTATTGTCGCTTCGTGAATATGAATGCGCAGTGCTGGGGACTGTTCAAGGACAATCTGTTCTTTGGCGGAACGGGTGGGGTGGTCTACCAGACCGATACCGGGACGCTCGACATTCTGGGCGCGGTGACGGCGATCGGGCAGCAGGCGTGGAACACGTTCCAGGAGCCACATCGCAAGCGGTTGACGGATATCCGACCGATCATCCAGTCGTTCGGGAATGTCAATTACACGTTCTCTATGGGGTTCGATTACGGGACGCTGAATATCCAGGATCAGATCTCAGCGTCAGCGATCGGGTCTCCCTGGGACACCTCGCCATGGGATACCTCGCCGTGGTCGCCTGATTTCGCAGTGTCGACACTATGGCGCGGTGCCGGTGGGGACGGCGTTGCGGCGGGGTGGGGGATTTCGCTTGCGGCGACCAATTCAGTAACTTGGCTGAGAAATGATTTCCGCGGGGAAATTGGGAATGCGCTGTGAACGCTGATCTTGAGGCGCGCATCGGGCAGGCATTTTCCGCCGATGACCGTAAGACGCATCAGAAGCACGCGGTTTCGCGCGATCTGATGCTGAATATCCTCGCCGATCATCCGGAGTTGTTCGATGATCCATCGGGTCAAGATTTGATCCGGGGTGCGGCTGAGCGATGCGCCAATATAGGACCGTTTTCGACCGCGGTTGGGCTCTACCGAAAATTGGTTCCTCTATCGAATAGCGCGACCGATTATTTCAAGCTCAGCGAAGTCTTGGCGCAGTGCGACGATGTCGACGAGGCGATTATGGCGCTCAAGAAGGCGATAGAGTTGGATGCGGCCTACGATACGCCAGCCAATCGAGAAACGCTGGAAATGGCCTCGGCGTGAATGCTCCTCTACGGCCATGACCGCGAGCTCGCGCTGTGGGCAGGGCAACATCTTGGATATGACGGTCCGATCGGCTTACCGCAAAATCCAGTCGCAATTGGCGTGGCCCGCAATGGGAGCATCATCGCTGCGGCGATCTTTTACGATTACCGGCTGACCTCAATCGAGGTCACTTTCGTGACCACAACGCCGCGGTGGGCAAGTCGCGAGAACATACGCGCCATCCTGGCCTATCCATTCACACAGCTAGGCTGCAAGCGACTGACCGCGATCACGGAAGAGATGAATCGCGAGGCGCGGGAATTTCTCGAACGGCTTGGTTTCCGCCAAGAGGGCATACATCCCGACGGGTTCGTGAGCGGGAGTGGGATCTCCTATGGGCTTCTGCGCAGAGATGCGGAAAGATGGTTGAAATAGATGTCAAAGCCTTCAGTGCCTACGCCAGCGACGCCACAAGCAACGGGCCAAGCGCAGACCGCGTCAAACGTCGATACGGCAATCGCCAACGCTACCCTTGGCAACGTCGACACATCAGGGCCGCTCAGTTCTACGACCTATAATCAGAACGGCGGCCAGATGGTGAATGGCGAGTTTGTTCCGAGTTATTCATCAACAACCAGCCTAAACCCGACGCTACAGAGCATTCTGACTGGCACGGAAAACACTGGCGCTAGTCTTATACCGGCCGGTCAGACACTTGCCAATCAAGCGTCGACCAGCCTGACGACGCCTCTGAATTTCTCTGGCGCAAATCAGAATATCATCGCCGGTGGCCCGCAGGCGGAATATGCGCCGGTCGAAAATCAGGTCTTTCAGGGTGAGCAATCCTTGCTTGCACCGACGATGCAGCAGCAGCAGACGCAGCTTCAAGATCAGTTGTCGGCGCAGGGCATCCCTCTCGGCTCGCAAGCTTATGGCAATGCCGAGACGCAGCTGGGCACCCAGCAGAACCAACTGCTGAGCGCCGCGGCCGGCAACGCGGCAGGTATCGGGGCGCAGACTTCCGGCAATATGTTTAACTTGGCATTGCTCGGCCAAAATCAGCAAAATCAGCAGCAAGTGCTCGGCCAGCAAAATCCGCTGCAAAATCTGTCTCAAATCTACGGCTCTGGAACGATGGCAGCATAATGGCATCCCCTCTCGCACTCGCTTTGATGCAAGGACAAGGCGCTGCTGGCGTGCCGCAGCCCTATACGGCGCAGGTTGCGCCGACGAATTTCACCCAGGCCAATAGCGACTACAACAACGCTATGTCGCAATCCTATGCGGCTCAGCTTGGGCAGCAGAATGCGCTGTGGGGTGGCTTGGCGGGGCTCGGGAGTGCCGGCATCCTGGTAGCACCGAAGCTCATGGGGAGCGGGGCCGGGGCCGCAGGGGGCGCCTCGCTACTTGGGAACGCCAGCGGCGGTACCGCGGCATTGCCCCTCGCAGGCTTGGACGCTTCCGACTATGGCGCGGGTGCCTCTCTGCTCGATCAATTCGGCCTTGGTAGCGGATCGATCGCGGCGGCTGATGCTGGAGCAGGCGCTGCCGCCGATGCCGGGGCTACGGCTGCCGCCGGCGGTAGTTCGGATGTGCTTGCGTCTCTTCTTGCCCTGTTACCGTTCGCATGAGGCGGTAGATGGCATCACCTCTCGTAGCGGCACTTCTTGGCGGCGAAGGCGGCGGCAATCCTGCGGCCTTCCTCGATCCGGCCATTGCGCAGGCGACTCCCGATCTTCAACTCGGACAGTCCCTAATACAGGGCGGCCTATCTACGGCCCCGGCATCACCATGGCAGGCGTTGGCGCGTGTCGCACAAACTGGCGCTGGGGGCCTTTTGCAGCGCAGCGCGATCTCCGACCTGACCAAGGCCTATGCCCACAATGCCGATACGCTGGCGAAGATTTTCCCGCCGGGAACGC